TTGCAGAAGGCGCGATTTCAGAGGGAACTGCCGCTGCGACAGGTGTCGGTATTTACAAAGGCGCAGGGTTAGCAGGTAATTTTCTTCTACGTAGTGCGAATTTGGTTCCTCCGGCTGGTCCATACGGTCTATTAGCGAAAGGGGGTCTTGCGACGCTTGGCGCGGGTCTTGTTGCCGCGTCGGGCCTTGGCGAAGATGTTGCAGAAGAAGTTTTGGGCGAACGACAGGCTTTGCCATCAGAGTTGGGTGCGCAACGCGCAGGTGAGGTTATTGGCGGGACCGCAGCTTACATTTATCCAAGTAGAAAATTACTACAAAAAATACCTGAAACACCCGATTTTGGTTCCAAGTTACTGATGCAACGACATCTTGCTGCTCGAAGTGACCGGTTGAAAGATAAAGATGTTTCTCTGGAAGAAATCGAAGAATTGTCACGCGTTCCCTTCATGGCCAAAGGGGCGCAAGTTTTAGAAAAGGTTCTTGCTGCAAGCGGTCGAGAAGCGCGACAAACGAAGCCTTTTGGGGCGTCTGCTGGAGAAATAAGCGCGGCCATCGTGCCTGCGTTGGCAGAAGGTATCATCATCGATATGTCGCCCGGCAGCGATACTATGGCCACCTTGGGCGGGTTGGGTGCTGCGGCATTTGACCCGACACGTGTAGCAAGAACTGCCGTAGCGGATGCTACTGGGGCTGTGTTCCGAGAAGGCCCCGTGGGCGCAGTCAAACAAGGCGTAGGTAAAGTTACAGGGTTCGTTCAAGAAAAGCGTCAAAGAATGGCGCGAGAGCATCTTGTCAAGGCTTTGGAAGAAGCAGGTCAAGACCCTGAGTTGTTCGTTCGTGAGCTAGACGCCGCTATAGCGGAAGGGGCCGCTTTGGATGCGACGTTGCCTGTCGGTGAGCGCGCAAACTTGGCAGACATCCTGACCCCCGGACAGCTAACAAACAATCCTGTGGTTTTGTTGGCGGAAAAAATATTTTCGCAAGGGCGCAAAGACATACCGCAAGTGCAAAAAGATGCGGCAGTAGCTGGCGCTGGTCAAATGGCGAAACTTATAGAGGTTCTTACACAAACAGGCTCACGCGACGCTTTGCGCGTTGCGGCTGAATTGCAACAAGATAATTTCGATACCCAGTTGATAGGTTTGTTGGATACTTACCTGTACAAGGCAGCAGGTGCGGCTGATCGACTGATCAAGGCTCGCGGCCCAGAAACCGGCGCAGAAGACGGCGCTGAGATGCTGAAAACCGCCGCCGGGGACGCTTTGAATGAGGCTCGTAATTTTGAAAGCTCTTTGTACGACAAATTAGATGGCAACATTTTAATCGACACGACGCCTATTTTGCGGGCTTTCGATGATTTACAGAAAATTCCCGAAGATGGAGGCGTAGCCGTTTTGGGGTCAGCCGACAAAATACCGGATACACTGCGAGATTATTTGCGAGATTTTGGATACCGTTTTGGTGAGGCCCTTGATACAGAGATTTCGGACACGGACACACTAAGCAACGTTGTCGCGTTTAGGCGCTATTTGCAACGACAAGTCCGAGCTTTAGAAACAGCCTCGGAGCCGTTCAACAGGGCAATATTTGGACCGCTAGACCAAGCAGCTTTGGAAGCATTTGGAGTTAAAGGTAACCAAGACTTTATGACTCCCAACTCCGTTGCTCTGCGCAACGCCTATGATTTCTCCAACAGCTTGAACAACACTTTCTTACGCTCATTTGCAGGCGATTTAACCAAAAAACAACGGGGTTTGCGGGATCGTATCTTGCCGGAGGAGGCGCTCGATACTGTTTTCAAACCCAGTGAGATACGGCAAAGACGTAACTTGCGTTCTTTAGAAGAGTCGTTTGGTTTAGTAGACGAAGTAGCAGGCACCAATTTTAAAGGGACCTTGAACTCTGCTTTAGATTTTTATCTGCGTAAACGGTTTGCCACGCTAGAAGCAGATCGCGCCGCCTTAGATGCGAATCCAAATACTCCACCGCAGCCTTTGATAGATCAAAAAGAGTTACAGGCTTTGTTGGACGATCAGGACGTTGCTTTTCAGGTGCTCGACGACGAATTCGGTATAAGTAGCGACCTAGCAAACGCTGAACGGGCGCAGGTGATGATTGAGAGCGCGCTGTCTACTCAATCGCAACGAGCAAAAACCAACAATCAACAAAACGTTTTGGCGTCATTCATTGGTGGCGAAAACGCTCAAGATGCCCTAAGACAAATTCTGCGGGGGAAAAACGCTCCGGTCCGTTTACGACGACTAGGTGCAGAGTTACGACAGGTTGCAAGATCGCCTCGCGGTGACATGACCGCGAGTGAACTCAAAGAAGGGTTGTTTGCGACATTGCTTGACGAAGCAATCACTGAATCTTCTACTAACGGCAATATTAATTTTAAAAAACTTTACACAGTTTTGTTTGATACTGGGGAATACACGCCGTTCCGGAAAGGTTTTCGTCGTAAAGGCGCGTCTGTCATGCGCCTTTTCAACCAGAACAATTTGGTCGATAACGAGACTTTTACGAAGCTGCGCGATTTCACGGAGCGAGGCAGAGACTTACAGGTTCAATTAGAACGTGGCATTGACGATATGTTTGCTACGCCGGAAAACGATGCTCTTAAAGATTTGGTAGCACGGTTTGGTGGTGCTCAAGGTATTGCCTTCGTTGCTCGTAAGCTTGGCTTCACGCCTACTATACAAACGACCGGTGCTGGCGCTCAGTTCGTTAAAAACCAGTTCTTGAACGTGCCGAATGCGGCCATTCGAGACATTTTGATTGACGTGACGCGGCCCGGTCAGGCGTCCGTGCTAGCTGATTTCTTGCGCAAAGGTGCGACTGATGATGACCTGCGCAACCTCAACGGTGTTTACCGGTATATCAGCAAGTTTTTGCTGGGATCGCCCGCTTATGCCACTGGTTCAGCTTTCCGTATCGTGAGAGAGGAAGCGGACGAACCGATAGCGGAGTTGCCTCCACCGCCTGCCCCTTCCGCAGCCCCTGTGCAGCAACCGCAGGCCATGGCACCGTTACCGGCGCAAATGCCCCCGCCTCCACCTCAAGGCGGAGCAAACCCGCAACAGCGTCAGCAGTTCGCGGCCCTGTTCCCTAACGATCCTATCTCTGGGCTTATCCAGCAGCAGGGAATAGCTTCGCTACCTCAAGCGCCGAGCTAACCGCATCATGCAGAGACTTCAGCAAGGTATTGGGTCCATGCTAGCAAGCCGACCATTAGGGAGCGGTGGCCAACTTGGCGGCAGCCAAATGGGAGGCGGACAATTCGGTCAGCTTCAAGGTGGCTCTGGGCCTACACCCCCATCGTTGCAAGAAGTGCTCGCAGAGCGCGGCTTTGATATGCCCGAAAGACCGACAGGCATCGCACATCAGGCAATGGTGGGGTTCAAAGACCCAGTTACGGGCGAAAACAGAAATGGTGGCGCACACGATGCAAGCCACGCCAGTTTGCTACGTAATTTTTACGGTCAAAACCCAGAAGCTCTGGAGATTGCAAAACAGTACAACACCGATCCCACTCAATTCGGTGGCAAACCGTCTCCTACCAGATCGCTACAGCAACCGATTAGAATGATTCAACGACCCGGCGGTTCTGTAAGTTTTGTAAGTACCCCCGCAAATCTAGAGTCGGCAAGGCGACAGCAGCCTGAACCTGTGCAGCGAGACACCATGGCTCGCGAGAGTAGAATACCGCAGCCTCAACCCGTGCAAGAATTTCAGCCTATTCAACGACCGTCAGTTCAATCTTTACAGCCGCCGATGGGGCAACAGCAGCCGCAGTTCACTCAGCAAGATATGGGCGGCATGATGCGGTTAATGATGCAGATGTTTCAACAAATGATGCAGGGTGGGATGGGGCAACAATCTTACAACTCCGGGGCATTTTCCCAAGCGCCGCCAAGTTACTACCCGCAATATCCTCAGCCACCTCAACGAAGCTTTGCGCCACCCCCAACGCAATATGCCGCGCCGCCGAGATACCAAGCGCCAAGACCACAACCCTATCGAACGAGACAAACGTCTAGTTTTTCCGGCTCGCCTTTCGGCAGGTACTAGATAAGCCAAGCCTTAGCTTCTTCGCCCAGCACTCTCTGGGCCAGATCAATCTTATTGCGTAAGGCCGCAATGATCTTCTCGTCTACCGTGTCTGGGCTGACCAGATCTACATACAACACATGCTTGGTCTGACCAATACGGTGCGCTCTGTCCTCCGATTGCAAGCGGATCTCTAGGTCGTACTGGTTGCTGTAGTACACCATGTTCGTTGCGGCGGTCAGCGTCAGGCCGTAGCCCCCTGTCCTTGGGTTAGCGACAAAGAAGCGTAGCTCGCTATCCGGATCTTGGAACTCTGCAACCATTTGATCCCGGTCTTGCGTTGGCGTGTCCCCATAGAACGTGCAGACGGATCGTATACCGTAGATTTTGGCCAGTTCTTCCTTGATCTTGCCAATATCAAACACCCAGCTAGCCCATATGATGACCTTGCCATTCATCTCACTGATCACGTCCAGCAGTTCGCTCATACGATTGTTGGGTATTTCCTGCACCTGACCATCGTCAGTCTTCAGATGCCCGCAACAGATCTCCTGCAAGCGCATGATCTGCGTCAGAACGCTTTGCGTCGTCGATAGCTCGCCTTTCTCTAGCATAGCCAGTGCCATCTCTTTCATTTGTTTGTAGGCAGATTCTTGCTCTTTCGTCAGCGGCACCTGACGCTGCATATAAATCTTCTCAGGCAGATCAAGGCAGTCTTCTTTCAATATGCGGCTGCTAAACGTTTGTAGCTTAGTGTTCAGTTCGTCAAGGTTCCTGTAGCCCGTGATCTCTTGGAAGCTGCGATTACCAAACTTGCGCGTCTTCATCACGGCGTAGCGGCCTTGGAACGCGTAAAACGATTCAAAGCCCAGCACGTCCGTGCCTAAGAAAGCACACTGTGCGTACAGGTCCATCGGGTTCTTGGTGATGGGGCTACCCGTCAAGATACGCCGGTACTTTGCCGTTTTGCCCAATTTTATGATGCTCTTGGTTCGTTTTGCAGTGCGGTTCTTGATTGACGTCGACTCATCCACGGCCATCAAGCAGTTGGGGTTACGCTTCATAAACCATGCAGCAACGTCAGTGCCTTTCTTGGAAGAAAACGACTCCACATTCATTACCAGTATCTTCAAATGCTCTTGATCGTTCGTCAGGGCCAGTAGTTCTGCTTTGAACTTCTGCGTCAGGTTTGGTTGCCATAACACCACGCTGCACGGCACATCGTCCGGCATGTGCTGCGGTATCTCCTTGGCTACCCAGTTGCCGTACACGCCTTTCGGTGCAATGACCACGGCTGCGTTTATCTCGCCTTCGCAGTAAAGCTTGGCCAGTGTGTCGATAGTGACCTTAGTTTTGCCTGTCCCCATCTCAAGGAACAAGGCCCACGATTCGCTGTCCCAACTCGCATCGAAGACTTCGCGCTGGTGCTCGTAAGGCTCAGTTTTGAAATTAAATTGCATGAGGTGCCTAAATTGTTTGACACATGCGATATTATGGGATTATTCTTGCTTTGGGAAGTGGCTAACGCCGCTTGAAACATGAAAAACGAGGACGACGATGAGTAAATCTCTCTCTGATCTTATGGCTGAAGACAGCCAAAGCCCCTTGGACTTACCCTCAAACGAAGGTTTGTCGGGTGTGCAAAAGCTGGCCAATGATATCGTAGCTGCCCAGACAAGGGTAGAAAATCTTGAAGGTGATCTCAAAGCAGCGAAGCAGACATTGCTCAAGCTGACTGACGAAGATCTGCCGAGTCAGATGGCCGAAATCGGCCTGACCAACTTCACCTTAGCTGACGGCAGCAAGGTCGACATCAAAGAAACATACGGCGCAAGAATCAAAAAGGATAACGAAGAAAAAGCCTTCGATTGGCTGCGCGCGCATGGCGAGGGAGACATCATCAAAAACACCGTGACGGTGCGCTTCGGGAAGGAAAAAGATAACGAAGCAACAGCCTTGGTCGACGACTTAACTGAAAAGCAATGGGAGCCAGAGCGGAAAGAAGACATCCACCCCGGCACCTTGAAAGCTTGGGTGAAAGGTCGGATCGAGGAAGGTAAGGAGCTAGACATGGATTTGTTTGGCGTATGGGTAGGACAACGAGCAACGATCAATAAGGCAAAATGATGGCTGAGAAAGAAGATAAAAAGGTAGCGGAAAAGAAAAAGAGCGACGTAATGGTCGCAGGGCCTGCGATGTTTGAGGCAGACGCAGGGGTTGGTATGGAGTTGAGCCAAGACGACTTGGCACTGCCGTTCTTGAAGATTGTGTCTTCAGAACTGCTCCAGCAGGACGAAAAACTGGCAGAGACTGCCAAGCTGGGCGACATGGTGAACTCCGTGTCACGGCAGGTATATAGCGCGAAGTCGCCTCTCAAGGTGATCCCGTGTCACTACGAGCGACGGTTCCTCATGTGGGCACCACGAGGATCGGGCACAGGCGCACCGATGAAGATCTTTGCGCCAGACGAAGCACGGCCTCAGACAAGGCGTGATCCGGACGATAACCGCGAATACGTGGATGGCGGTAAGGGTGAGTACATCGATGAGACGCACCAGCATTACGTGCTGATCATGGAAGAGGACGGCACGATGTCAAACGCGCTGATCTCCATGAAGTCTACGCAACTCAAGAAGTCGCGTCAGTGGAACACCATGATTGCCACCCGCAGCATGGTCGGTGCGAACGGCGTGCCGTTTCAGCCACCGCGTTTCTCGCACGTCTACAACCTGACCACGGCGAAGGAGGAGAACTCCAAAGGCGTATGGCACGGTTGGAAGATCGATCTGGATGGCCCGATAGAGGATGCCAATCAGTATCAGGCGGCGAAAGCGTTTCACACTGCAATCAGTGCAGGGGACGTGCAGGTCAAGCATGAAGAGGGTGGAGCGGCTCCGGCCAAACCAAAAGAAACGCCAGAGGATAACGCTGACGACATTCCTTGGTAAAAATCCCAACGGCGTACCGTGCCGTCGATAGGAGGGACCGACCTATAGCGGGCACCTCCATGCACGGACCAAGGAACTTATGAACATTCGCAAATTCGCACAGATTTTTGATGGTCTGAAGCAGGCGCACGGCACGTTTACGATTGAGTCAAAGTCAAGCAGTGGCAAGACTCAAGGCAAAGCGAACGTAGTACGCGAAGCACGGACCAAGGAGCATTGGGAGAGCCACCTAGCAGGTCAGCAATCCATTGGGATTATTCCAATCAACGAAGACAATGCATGCCGCTGGGGCTGCATTGACATCGATCAATATAACTTTGATCACAAGGCGCTGATCGACAAGATCCAAGCGGCAAAGCTACCACTAGTGGTGTGCCGATCTAAGTCAGGCGGTGCTCACGTATTTTTATTCACAGATGAATTTATTCCTGCCAAGGACATGCAGGACGTGCTGACACAGTTGAGCGCGGGCCTTGGCTATGGTGGCAGTGAGATCTTTCCCAAACAGATCAGCTTGAACCTAGAGCGTGGCGACGTCGGCAACTTTCTGAACATGCCGTACTTCGATCACGAAAACGGCCTGCGGTACGGGTTTAACCTTGACGGTACAGCCGCTACGTTTGAAGAATTCCTAGAGCTTGTTGATCAGAACGTACAGACGCACGAACAGGCGCTGGCTTTGGTGGTGGAGCAAGATGCCGCACTGCCAATACCGGACGGTCCACCATGCCTACAGATCTTGTGCAAAGAAGGCATCGGCGAAGGCGCGAGAAACAACGGACTTTTTAATCTTGGGGTATACCTGCGCAAGGCACACCCGGAGACGTGGGAGTCAGAGATCCTGACCCACAACATGAATTTCATTCATCCACCTTTACCGCTGGGTGAAGTCAACACGGTTGCCAAGCAGCTAGAGCGTAAGGATTACGCCTACAAGTGCCGTGATGCCCCGATCAATGCGTACTGCAACCCAGAGCTTTGCAAGACGCGTAAGTTTGGTATTGATGCAGCGACCTCTGGTGTACAGATAGCCAACCTGCGTAAGTACAACAGTGTGCCACCTGTGTGGTTCTTGGACGTGCAAGGCAAACCTCTAGAGCTTGCGACCGACGATCTGATGGTGCAGTCGGCCTTCCAGAAGGCGTGTGTCGATCAGTTGAACTTTTTCCCGAGGACTGTGCAAAAGGCTCAGTGGGAGCAGCGTATCAACGCTCTGCTCAATGAGATGAGTGACACGGAAGGGCACGTGATTGAAGTAAGCCAAGACGTCAGCGTAAACGGGCAGTTCGCCGATCATCTGGAAGAGTTTTGTACGGGTCATCAAGCTGCGGATGAGAAGGAGCAGATCTTGCTCAAGCGACCATGGACAGATGAGGACCAGAAGGAGACGTATTTCAGGCTGAAAGATCTTGAGGCCCATCTCATCAAAGCTAACTTCAAGGTCTATAAAACACACCAAATCGCGCAGCGTTTGCGGGACGTTAACGGTGAGGCTACTCAGTTACGCATACAGGGTAAGGTGATACGGTTATGGAAGATACCTGCGCACGAGCAGGCCGTAAGTCGTATAGAGCCGCCAAGTTTTGGGGGTACTGAAGAGGAGATACCGTTTTGATTATTTTAGAAGGGTTTGACGCAGCTATTCTGGGCGTAGGCGAGTCCGCCGGTTGGGACGCTCCGCTTGTCGTTTATGACTATCAAAAATGCTTAGACGTTTTGATGAAGGATAACGACTGGGAAAAAGAGGACGCGATAGCGTGGATGGACTCCAACGTCATCAACGTATACATGGGCAGGGGCAACCCTGTTTTTGTCTTTCCAAGCGTCGATTTGGCAGAACTTGCCTTTGAAATCAAAGAGGAGATGTTGCACTAATGCAGCGTATTTTTGGGCCACCGGGGACGGGCAAAACCACCACGCTTTTGAATCTTGTTGAAGCAGAACTGGGCAAAGGCACGTATCCGGGGCACATTGCTTTCTTTGCCTTTACGCGCAAAGCGGCAAATGAGGCTAAGGAACGAGCAGCAAAACGTTTCGGGCTTGATCCAAAAAACGATCTGCCGTACTTCCGGACGCTGCACAGTCTGGCATTTCACTTGACGGGGCTACGCAACGATCAGTTGATGACGGCCTCGCATTATCGTGAAGTTGAGCACGTCACAGGGGTCAATTTCATGGAAGGTAGCGTGTCGTCACGGCACGAGGTCGAAGAAGAACTGAGCAACAGCCTGAAAAAAGAAACGCCCTTGTTGCGTTTGATCACATTGGCACGGCTGAAGATGAACCCGCTCAAGGACGAGTACAACCTGAGTGATCTTGACCAGCCATGGATCGAAGTTGATTACGCCGCCAACTCTTTGAAAAGTTACAAGAAAAAGCACGGCCTGTTTGATTACACCGACATGCTGGAGCTTTTTGCGGATACTGCGCACGTGGCGTGCCCGCAGTTCAAGCTTGCGATGCTTGACGAAGCACAGGACCTGTCGCCTCTCCAATGGAAAATAGCCCACGCTATCGACGGGCGCTCAGAGCGCATGTACTGCGCTGGTGACGACGATCAGGCCATCTACAAGTGGTCTGGCGCGGACGTAGAACATTTCATCAATCTGGACGGCGGCAGCGAGGTGCTGGAGCAGAGCTACCGTGTCCCATCCAACATCCATGCGATTGCAGAGCGGATCTGCGGACGCATCAAGCGCCGGTTCCCCAAGAAGTACCTGCCCAAGAAAGCGGACGGCAAGCTGGAGCGACTGACAGACTTCTTTGAACTGGATATGCGAGAGGACACATGGCTGTTTTTGGCACAAGCCAACTACTTTTTGGCACCGGTACAGCAATTTTTAAAAAGTCAGGGCTACTACTTTGAGTACGGTGGTGGTGTGCGCAGCGTCAGAGACAAAATACGTGTGGCACTGTCGGCTTGGGGCTGTATGCAGAACGGTGACCCGATCTCCTTCGACGCAGCCAAGGCCATGTATTCGTTTATGTCCGGCAACGGCGGGCGTGTCGCACGCGGTCACAAGAAGATCGTAGGCGATCCCGATGCGTTATTTACCTATGAAGACCTGCGGGACTTCAACGGCTTGCTGGCAACGCCTGATATGGCGTGGAACGAGGCCCTCGACAAGCTGCCAGACGTCGATGTGGCGTACATCAACGCCCTCGTCCGGAGAGGTGAGGATCTGACGGCAGAGCCGCGCATACGGCTGTCCACGATCCACGGTGCCAAAGGTGGTGAGGCTGACAACGTTGTGCTGTTTACCGACATCACCGCAGCAGCAGAAGCCAGCATGGAAAGCGATCCAGACTCCATGCACCGCGTCTTTTACGTGGCTGTCACTCGCACTCGCCAGAACCTTTACACACTAGAACCCGCTGATTTCTACAGGAGCTACGCGCTATGAGCGACATGGTCAACTCACCGGCCCACTACGCCGATTCGGAGATCGAATGCATCGATGCCATGGTCGCGGCTTTCGGTACAGAGGCCGTGCAGATGTACTGTCGTTTGGCTAGCTTTAAGTACCAAT